TTTTGAACGTGCGTTGATGCACTTCGGAACTCGTGTTGATGTTATTTGTGCCATGGAAATGGGACACAAGATTGATAGTGAAACTGCCTATCAACTTATCAAGGCAGAACTTAAGTCATTGAAAAAAGTTCGTAAACAAATCAAACCAAAGGAGGAAAACAGTGCCGACATACCCAGTAATAAATAAGGTCACAGGAGAGAAAAAAGAACTCTCCATGACCATGAAAGAATACGAAACTTGGAAAGGAGAAAATCCTGACTGGGATAAAGATTGGATGGCAGGTGTTGGTGGGGTAACCTACGGAACTCCCAAACAATCTGACGGATTCAAAGAAGTCATGACCAAAGTGCAAAAAGCACATCCCAAAGCAAACTTGAGTCGTTTTACTTGATATGCCAAGAGCACGTAAAAGGAATACTACGAGTAATCCTGTTTCCAATATGACCGCTAAGCAGATTCGGAGAAAGAAACCGATTGATAAGTCCTACATGGTGCCTATCAATCCTTTGACTCCCAATCAGGAAACTGTTTTTGAACAGTATGGTCTGGGTCAAAATCTTTTACTTCATGGTGCAGCAGGAACTGGTAAAACCTTTATTACTCTTTATCTTGCACTTCAAGAGGTGCTTGACGAAAACACACCTTATGATAAGATATACATTGTAAGGTCTCTTGTACCTACTAGAGAGATTGGTTTCCTTCCTGGAGACCATGAAGATAAGTCAGCACTTTATCAGATTCCATACAAGAACATGGTGAGATACATGTTCAGTATGCCTGATGATAATTCGTTTGATATGCTTTATGACAACCTCCGAGCCCAAGAAACTATTTCTTTTTGGAGTACTTCTTTTATTCGTGGAGTTACTCTTGACAATGCGATTGTCATTGTTGATGAATTCAGTAACTTGAACTTCCATGAACTTGATTCGATGATTACTCGTATCGGTGAAGATTCTAAGATTATGCTGTGTGGTGATATCACTCAGACTGACCTTGTAAAAGAGAACGAGAGGTCTGGTATTGCAGACTTCATTAAAATTTTGCAGAACATGCGAGAGTTTACTTGTGTAGAGTTTGGTATCGAAGATATCGTTCGCTCTGGACTGGTCAAGTCTTATCTGCTTACAAAGTATAATATGGGATTCTAATGTTTAATTTTATTGATGTCGAACTCAATAATCATGTTGAGGTCGAGCCTGTGACGCAAGACGGTACTCGTTTCTACCCCATTCCTGGGGCAGATAAATACTATCCGAGTGTAACCTCTATCACATCGTTTAAGAACGCGCAGTTCTTTGCCGAATGGCGAAAAAGAATAGGTGAAACTGAGGCGAATCGGATTACTGCTAGGGCAACACAGAGAGGCACTGCCTTTCATGCGTTAACCGAAGATTATTTCAAAGGTCAACTAAACATCGACAAGTACTTGGAAAATAATCCATTATCTGTTAGAATGTTTCAGTCGGCAAAGTCTACGCTAAACAGGATCAATAATATTCATTGTTTAGAGACTTTTTTATACTCGCATTATCTTGGATTAGCAGGTCGAGTAGACTGCATTGCTGAATTCGATGGTGAGTTGGCAGTAATCGATTTTAAAACCTCAACTAAAGAAAAAAAAGAAGAGAACATTGAGAACTATTTTGTTCAAGAAACTGCATATGCAGCGATGTTCCTTGAGCGTTCGGGTATAGAGGTAAAGAAAATTGTCACACTTATCGCCACTGAAGAAGGAACTATTCAAACATTTCAGAAGTACAATCTTGATGACTATTTACAGCTACTTAAGTCCTATATCGAAGAATTTGTTAGGGGAAGAACGAATGCCTAAAGACCAACTAGAGGAAAAGTTTCTAACGCCTACCAAATTCTCTCAGGAGATTGAACGGTTGGTAAAAAGTAGTAATGGTTTAATTACATACGTTGAAGCTGTTATTACCTATTGCCAAGAGAATGAAATTGAATTGGAAACTGTTCCAAAACTTATTTCTAAACCTCTAAAAGAACGTCTGAGGCACGAAGCACAACGCCTCAATTATATGAAACAATCATCGAAAGGAGTGTTGCCATTGTGAAAATTGCTGTAGTAGGAACAGGAACAGCAGGAATACTTAGTTTATGTTTTCTTCTTGCATATGCACCTGAACCTATCGAAGTCTATAGCATATACAATCCTCAAAAAC